TGAAGCCCGGGCCAGCATAATAGCCATCGATTGGCGCGCCTGCCGTCCCCGCGTCGTCGAAAGCAAAGCGGTAGTTGGCCGGGTCGGTCGCGTCGAAGTCTGCCTGGACCTGAGATAGCAGCGGGCGATGCAGAAGGCCGGAGCCCGTGATCGTCCAGTCGGTGGCACCCGCATCCCGCACGGTGATCGGCGCGGCATCAGGGTCGGAGCAGTCCCAATCGACCGTGTCAGAGGTTGCACGGGTCTGAGAGAACCCCTTCGTGGTCAGACCGCACATAGGTGAAAACACCTCTGGCGTGGCACCATCGCCGCGCATGATCAGTACCCGTGTGGACTTGACTTTGTCGGTATAGGCCATGCCCGAAATCTCCTGCTTTCACAGGGACGCTATGGCCGGGGCATTTGGCCTGCTACGGACGCCTAAGAGGCAGAGACATCGTAGTTGACCATGCCGTGCCACCCGTCCGCCTCGTCAGCATCCCGGATCACTTGGTCGAGCGTCGGATGAGCGCCCACCGAGACGTTGTCCGTCACGAGGTCTAGGCCAGAGAGGATGCGCACCACGTGCGCGTTGACCTCCGCACAAAAGGCCTCTGCGTCGGGGAAGCTGTCTGTCGGACCAGCGAATACGTGAACGATACTGGTGAGGTCGCTACCCCCGGGGGTCCCGTCGCGCCACGCTGGCCGGCCCTGCGGTGTGGGAACGATGCAGAACGGTCGCTGCGGATTGTTGGGGAGCTTCCCAGGATAGACGTTGGCAACCAGATCGCCCAGCTGCACGTCAGCCTTCAGCCTCTGGATGATCTCGGTGCGGATCAACAAGCCTGGGCTCAGTGCCGTTATCATTCGCCGGCCCCACCCAGTAGTTGATCGCGAACGCTGGCCCCCACATCGTGAGCATCGTCCGATCGACCCAGCTTTCCACCTCGTCCACTGTCGGGAAGTCGCCCATGGGACGGCGCCTTAGCACGGCTCGGCTCGATTGTCGCCGCGCCTTTGGCATGGGCGGATTCAGCAACCTCGTGCTTCACAGTTCCAGCCCAACCGGCCTTGAACGCGGTGACAGCACGCGACGGCCAGCGATGGTCATAATCTTTGGTGAAGGTGACGCGCGCCATAACCTCTCCTACAACTTGTTGCCGGCGAGAACACGGGATCGCGCCGCCTCGACTAGCCTTCGCGCTTGCGGGCGAACCTTCTCGGCAGCGGGGGCCATAAAGGGCCGGGCATCCATCCGCGACGTGCCGAACTCTTGGGCCGCGGCATAGGGCGCGTCTGCCAGTGCGATCGCCTTCAAGTCCCCTGCCTTCGCTGCGCGGATAGACCAGTCAAGCACATGGGTGTCGGCATTGGGCGGGTTGGGAGCTGCGGACGGAACGTGGTTTTTGCCACTCACGGCGCCGGCAGTCACGCTCAGCGCCGCTTCGGTGGCGAGAAGATCTGCCGCAGCATAAATGGCCTTGCCGAACTCGCGCTTAGCCGCCGGCCCGCGGATCCGCTGCAGGGTCGCTCTATGCTTCTGGGCTCCCGTGATCTTAGGCATTCCTGATCGTGTGCAGAAGCGTGGGCGGACGATACGGACGGGAGCTGGCGGGACACGCCCTCTTGCCCATCCTAACCCGCGCAGTTGATATGCCCCACGTTCGAATCACTCGAACAGGGGGAAGCAATGCAGACGAAGATGATTGCTGCCGCAGCGTTGGCGGTACTTGCGAGTGGCTGCGCTTGGTCGGCCGAGGGACTAGGCCGCGCCAAGGTCGAAGACACCTATACCAGCGCCAAGCCCGCTTCCGAAGTGGCGGGATGTGTGGCGTCTCGCCTAATGGGTTCCAATCCGGCGTTCCAGCAGAGCGAAGGACACTGGGTAGTCGTTCGAAACAACGGCTATGGCGTGCCGATCGTCCGCTGGGACATCATCCAAAATCGCGAAGGCGGCTCTACCATTGAGTTTCGGCGCAGCGTTGCGATGATGAGCGGGGAGTCGAAAGCGGCCACCTGCTTCTAAGCGAAGGGGCGGCGGTTCATATCCGCCGCCCCCGACAAACCCAGTGCGACCCAACCGCATCCAGCTCGACCGACTGCAGCCGATACCGCACACCGTTCACCGTGATTTCGTGATCCGAGGAAAGCTCACCCACGCCGGCGCTCAACACGATCAGCCGCACGTCGCCTTCCGCGAACCCGTCCGCACTGCGCATGGCATCGCTGGCAGCGTCTACCTGCGCGCGCGCTGGCGTATCGCCTCCCTGATAGCCGGTGATGGTGCCGCCTGGGCCATAGATCGGCTCACCGGTGCCGGCATGGATTGTCGCAGGCAGATAGAGCGGGGCGAAAGCGGCGTTGAAGACCGCGGATAGACCGCCATCAAGCAGGCCCACGTCACCAGCCCCGCCAGTACGGGGAGCCGGCCACACAGAGGGTGCCCGTGCTCGATACCAGCGGCCCCACGCCCACACAGGCCCGCAGCATCGGCCATAGCTCAGCGCCGTAGCTCGTGGTGCCCCAGTCGCCGCCAGAGGATCCAGAGGCGTTGTCAAACCGATCCAGGCTGAGCGAGCCCGAGCGCATCGACTTGAAGCCTGAGGCGCCCTGTGCGGCCATCTGGGCGTCGGTGCCGGTGCCAATACCCGCCTTGGTCAGCAGGTACGCAATGGCCAGCATAGCCGCGGTGTTCATGCCGTCACCTAGGCAGTCCTCGAGATGGGCGATGCGGCGCAGGGCTTCGGTCGACCAGTGCGTGTATGCCTCATCGCTCACCGCCGCGAACAGCGGGTAGATGGCGGTGAACTGGGCCTTGGCAGGCAGGGTGTAGGGCATCAGGTGTTGATCCTCACAATGTCGCACACGAGTTCGTAGCCGCCGCCCAGCAGCGCGATCGCAGGCGTGTTGTGCGATACAGTTATCTTACCGGCGGCCAAGCATCCGGCGTCAATGGCGCAGTACCCAGCTGGGCGCCCGCTCGTGTACGAGGCCGCGCTGTTGAGCTTGTACTTGCGGATGAACGCCTGATACCGCTCGCCTACGACCGTGCCGGCCAGATCCACGGTCAGATCCTTGATGCCAGCCTGGATGGCGAGAAGCTGCGCGCTCTGCACCAGACTGACCTGTCCGATGAGCGTGTTGGCGGGGCTTCCCGTGTCGCCTCTCGCCCCCTTGAGGCTCGCCAGCCATTCCGCCTGGGTACCGGAGAAGCCCGCTGCTTGAGCAAGCTCGTAGGCCGACTTGCCCGCTGGTCCTGCTACAGTGCAGTCGGCACCCTTCGGACCCGGCACGGAAGATGCGGCGCCTGGCTGACCTTGGGGGCCTCGGCGTCCTATCCCAGGCGTGCGAACCGTCATTGCCCGACACCATACCAGAGGCGCAGCGGCACGAGGGCGCCATCGGCCGGCAGGTCTGGAGCAATGGGCAGCGAAACTGCCGCAGCCGACATGAAAAAGGGGTACTGAGTGGTGAAGACGCCCCAAAAGCCGGGAGGGAACTCCCAATCTACCCCGCCGTCATATGCGACCAGCGGGGCGGTCGGCACCGGCTGCCCAGTTGGACGAGACGTGCCCCTCAACCCCACCGTGCAGACGTTCGGGTTGAACACTGCGAAGGCGTTGTAGCTCGGCTTGATGATGCCATCTGGCACCTTGTATGCCGTCTGCGAGTTTGGCGCATTGACCACCGGCACCAGCAGCGCCCGGGTCATGCGGCGGAAGGCAATGCTCATGCTGTGTACCCCACGCTGAGCGCTCGCACGTCGCCAGCCATCAGCCCGGTGGCATCATCTGGCAGCAAGGCGATAGCGATTCCGGCAAAAAACCGGATGCCAGAAGGATAGTCGCGTCCGGTGGTATTGAGCGGCGGGAGGTAGACCGTCCACTTCGGTGTGTCTGAGGCCACGATCGGCAGTGCGGCCTTGTCGTAGAACGCCAAGGTAACGCCGCCTGCACGGGCATTGTAGGCGTCTACCGTCATCAGCATAGCCGGGGACGCGCTGATGACCTCGGCATTGTAGCCGTCCTGGGCAGACGCCATGCTGTATGTGGCGGTGATGGTAGGAGAGGTCGCCGCACTGGCCGACCCTACCGTCTCGACCCTCTCCCGCAGCACGCCGCCGCTGTCACGATAGACCGGAACACCGCCGGCGGTCAGTTGCTCAGGCACTTACGTCTCCTATGCAAAAGGCCGCCGCACCGGGGGTGAAGCGGCCTCGTTGCGTGACGATCCCGTCAGGTCAGGCTTTGTCGTCGTCCTTGGACGCGGCTTTTGCGGCCGCGGCACCGAACTTGAACCAGCCCGTCGCTTTGGCAGCATCGTACTCGGCCTCGGTCATCTCAACCGGCTCGTCGGTGCTGTCACCAGCGGTGAGCAAGCCGGGCGTGATGGCATTCAGGATCTTGGGGCCATCGGTCACGTTGGTGACGATGTGCTTGACGATCTTCGGTTCGGCCATGGCTCAGATCCCATCCAGGTAGCGGAAGGCGCCGGTACGAAGGGCTTCCACGCCCCCGGTGCGGAAGCGACCGGGGATCTGGAAGTTGTACGGGCCGTCCTGGTAAACCGTGCCGAAGCGGTGAGGCATCGGCAGGTGCAGCTTCACCACATCCTGGCGATTGGCGTAGGCCACCATACGCTTGGTCGCGCCGGCGCCTGCCGTGTCGAGCCCGAGCACCCCACGGATGGTGAGCTGCTGACCGGTCTGCTGCGTGTAGATGTTGTTGCGCAGGATGTACGAGAGCACCGTCTCGCTGTTCGTCGACGACATCGGGGTCGCGCCGAGATAGCTGATTGTGCTGTACGGCAGCAGGATCGTATCGGCCATTTCGACCGTCAGCGTGCTCGTGAAGATGCCGGTCAGAGCCGTGTTCACGTCGCGGATCATCTGCGCCGGGGTCTTCGTGGCGTTTCCGTTCGCGTCGAACCAGGTGGTTACCGATCCGGTCCCATCTGCGGCTGCTACACCAGCGGTGACGCCGGTCTGGTTGGCGAGCCCCTTGAGGTTCTTGTCCGTGTCACCGATCAGGGTGACATTCCACATGAACTCCATGTAGGCGCGGCGAGCGGCCTCAGCCTTGAGCGTGCCCAGATTGATGCCAAGGAGCTGGGCCTGACCCACTTCCTCTTCATCGTAGCCATAGCCGATCGCGGCCATGTGGATGCCGACCTGGCTCTTGTCCATCGTGACGTCGGCACGGGGCACGTCCTTGGCACCGCCCGAGTACCACTCGGCCTTGCCCACGCTCGACGACATGAAGCTGACGATGCCGGGCGTCCATTCGGGTGCCGAGGTGTCGACATAGACGAGGCGGCCAAAGTCCAGATCGGGGAAGCGGGTCGCGTAGACCTGCGCATTGATCGTGAAGGCCTGATTGACGACAAAGCCGAACTGGGCCTGCTGAGCGTCGGAAAGGTTGGTCATCATGTTCATGGTCAGGCCCCCTTAGCCCGGCACCCGGCGGAGCCGGATCTTGAAGAGCGAGCCTGCGCCCGCAGCAGCGATGTCTGCTTCGGCACCAGGAACGGCGTAGATCGCACCGCTGACTGCCGCAGTGGTGTAACGTCCAGTGGCCGAGTTGAAGTTCACGCCTGCACCGGCGGCAATTGCCCCATCAGCGAGCGCGAACAGCACTCCTTCATCGGCGATCGGCACGTTGTCGTATTGGCCGTAACTGTCGCCGGCGGTCGCGGTGATTACGTGGTGGCCAATCGCGACCCCCAGGTATTCCCCGGTGGTCAGAGGCGCACAGCCCTTGTCACCGCTGCGCTGCACCGGTGCGCCGAATGCGATGGTGGCGGTTGCCGTCTTGGTCGAGCCGTTCCACTCTTCCATGTTGGCTAGGAAGCCGGGAAGGCCGGCCGGCTGAAACTGCGTGTATGCGGTCTGCAAAGGCATGGTTCAGCCCTCCCTTATGCCTGCTTGCGCCAGGCGTTGAAGTCGTTCGCGTCGTTGAAGGCCTGCTGCTCCTTGGAGGCAGCATCGCCGACGCTCTGCAGCCCACCGGTGAAGGCGGACCGATCAAACGTCTGCGAGGGCTTCGCGTCCTTGGTCAGGGCCACGAACGCGCCCTCGATCGCCGCATCCGCCATGGCCGCAGCGCTATCGCCGAGCTTGGCCGTGACGGCTTCCTTGCGGATCTGGGCGTCGGTCTTGCCATCGGTGGCGAGGTCAGCCTTGAGCGTGCGTGCTTTGCCGATCACATCGGCGCGGGCGTCGGCGAGGGCCTGCAGCTTCTCGGGGGTCACTTCCGCGTCTGCCAGCTTGGCATTCAGCGCCGCGATTTCCCCGTCCTTGGTCTGCAGGGTGGTGTTCGCGGTCGCCAGGTCGGCGGTAAGAGTGCCGACGCTGGTCTGCGCATCCGCAAGCTTGGTGTTGAGGGCATCGACTGCGATCCGAACGGCCTCACCGTTCGTCGCATCGACTTCGGCATCGCCGATCTTGATCTTCATCGTGGGGTTCTCCGGGGTGGTGGTGCGCTCGTCGATGATACGAAGCTCTGCGCCCCCGCGAGCGGAGGGGACGAATGCAAGGTGATTTATGGCGATGTCGGTCTGGTAAGCCTGGCACTCGGTGCCATCGGGGTGCTTGCCGTCCGTGGGGAAGACAAGCTTCGTCTCGTAACCCATGGAGACCTGACGATGGGTCGTGCTCGCCGCCTTCACCGCAGCAGCATCGCGAACGATCAGCGGAACGCGCACCTTGTGCCCGTCGCGCAGGATGTCACCGTTCACCTCACCCTTGCCGAGCGCCTTCCAGTTGGAAGCGTCAACCATCTCACGCGGGTGTTCGATGGTGACGGGGGCGGCAGCATAGGTGGCAAGGCTATCGGTCTTGAAGACCTCGCTCTCGGGGCGATAGACCTTGACGACGCCGGCATCGCGAAGGCCGTGCTCGTTGTTAGGATCAACCTCGCGGCCCAGGTAATCCTGCAGGCCAGTACGAGCGGCGTACACCTCGGCCACAAGGCTGCCATCCCGGCAAATGCGGGCGGAGGTTGCGGCGTCAAGGGTGTCGCAGAGTTGCACCATACCCGCCGTTGTGCGGGCGATGGGAGCGGCTCTCTACGGACGGTTAGGCGAAGTCCCGCTCACCTGTCATTCCTCGGTGATCGCTGGATTCTCGCAGTTATGCTGCTGTGGGGAGGATCGGGAAGAGGCTGCCAATGAGTAGGCTGCTTTCGGTACTGCCCAGGTTCGGAAATCCAGCCCTTGTAATGGTCCCAGTAGCCTACCAGAGTGCCGGT